AAAGGCTCATCTTGAATATCTGAAGAATCGCGGAGTAGTTTAGCAGAGCAAACAAGGTGATAAACTCCATACGCCTCGAAACTGTCTTCAACAACTTCAAATATTTCATAACGCTGATTTTGGAAGGCTGGTTTTACTACATCTCCAGGAATAACAGGTCTTCCTAGTTTTCTTTCAATGTAGCTCTTATTAAAAGTGAATAGCTGATCGTTCTTTAGCTCAATACCAAATTGAGTAAGCTCTTCACTCATGGAAACGGGATCATAGTGCCCATAGATTGCTATTGCTTGCTTTGCTATAGGCTTGCTACGAGACTCCATATACACAGGATCGTAATCCTGAGTTTGATAGTATTTGTAGAAATACATTTTAGATCCACCTAAGCGGATCATCTCTTCGTCTACAAGATTTAGAAGGTTAATATCAGCGTTTTGCTGATCAAACATATCAAGAAGCCTTTCTCCCTCATCAAGATCAGGGAGTTCAGGCATCCTTGTTGTAACCTTCCAGTTCTTTTTAGACATTACTTGGGGTTAGTTTTAATCATATCAGGCTTCTTAGGGCTTTTCTCTCCTGCCAGCTTTTGTGATCTAAATCTGTCAGCAGAAGCTCTAAGAACTGCTTTACCCTTACCTCTAAGCCATGTAGGAAGATTTCCTTCTTTACGACGGCGCATTCCTCTTGCTAAGTCTTGAGAAGTTGCCTGAGAAGTAGGAGACATTCCTGGCTTTCTAGCATATCTTGCTGATTGTGCGCGGTTCTTAGCAAACTTCTCGGCATCCTCTGGATCAATGCCTCGCTCCTCATAGTCCTTCTTAACGGCTCTCTCACCTCCAGGACGATTAGCGGCCATAACTCCTGCCTTTCTAGCAGCTTTTGGGGAAAGCTTTCCTTGAGCATATAGTTTAGCAGCCTTTCTTGCCTCAGTAAGACCAAAAGCTTCAGCTATAACAAAAGCCATATCAGACATTGAGGCATAAAGCCCCTCTATTAAGTTTTCTTCAGTCATTTTTTTACTCCTTAATTTTTTACCTGTAGCATAGGATTGTTTAGTAGAAGCTTGGCATACAGCATAAGGGTTGACGCCTCTACCTGATTTTTTTACTTTCTCGACACAACGAGATACCTTAGTTCCTTTTGGCATTAGAATGTTGTGAAGACTGGGGGTTCTTCGATTTCACTAAGAAGCTCTTCTTTGAGCTTTTCCTTATCCTTCTCACTTTGTTGAAGAAGCTCGGCACCGTTTAGTTGTGCTCCACCTCCAGGAGAAGGAAGTGTTTTATACTTACCACGAATCTCTCCAAGAATACCCTTACAGACTGCTAAAGCATAACGCTGAATCCAGTTCTTGTAGTAAGGATGAAGAGTTCCTGAGTCTAGTCCTCTAAACATCAAGATTACTTCTTGGTTGTTTAGGATAGGAGTGGGGTTTAGGTTTAGGACATTACCGTTTACGAGGTCCCAAGAACCTTCTTGAGACAGAACCTTCCTAACCATTTCCAAGTGAGATTGTAATAAATAGAAATCAGAGACAGCAAAGTTGCTGAATAGGAAGTTGTCTTGGAAGTACTTAATAAAGAAATCAAACTCAAGAGTGTTTGATTGATTTTGTATAGTTAGTAGAGACTTCTTATAAACAACATAGCTTAGATTGTTAGCTATGTGAGAGGGAAGAAGATAAGAAGCTACTCCTGCTTGAGTTCCAAATGTAGCTATTTGAGTTGTCCAAAAAGGAGCATGATAATCTAGCTGAGAGATAGACTCATCAATAGCAGTTTTTATTTGAAAGTCTGTAAGCTCTACTCTAACTACAGGATGCCCTAAACGAACTAGAACAAAATCTCTAATAGTTTGTTCAAAATGCGTAAGCTCTACTGTGTCTGTTAGAGTATTATTATTTAGTTTAGACCCGTCTATTGCGGTATCATAAATATCAGTATCACCAAGGTTCCTACCTGCGTAAGTTCCAAAGGTGTCTCCAAAGCCTAATAGTTTAGGATCTACTCTCGGGGCTGCTGCTGACATCTAATACCTGCTTTTTTCTTCCTCTAGGTTTGGGTTGGTTTAGAAGTTCAAGAAATCTTGATTCTACTTCTTTTTTAGACTTGAACTGTTCTCCAGGTCTGATTTCTACTACTTCCCCATCAATATGAAGAAGCATATTCCAACGGCATTTGCTTCTATACTTGTACATAACTTCCTCTTGTATATAGTGAGAAAGAGGATCAGAGGAGCGAAAAAACCTCTGATCCTCTTTTTTAGAGTTTAACTAACTATCAGCTACCGTAAGCGATTGGGTTTGTTATGGTAGTGTTCTGAGCGAAGGGCTGGAACAGGTAGTTAGCAGTTGGGCCAACGATTCTAATAATACGATAGAATCTATTGTGTGGCTCAATGTGGACCTTGCCGTAACGGGTGAGAATACCCTTTCTTGGCTGGAAAGTCTCTGGGTCAACAACAGTGGGAAGCTGCTGGAGTGGGATGTATGGAGCGTAGACGAATCCAGAATCCATAGCGTTGGCTCCCTTATATCCCATCAGAATCTCATCAGTTGGGAACATGGGATCTACATAAAGATCGTAGCGACCCATGAACTTACCCTTGAACTGGATGGCGTTTCCACCAATGTTGGTGGGTCCGTCCTGTGGCATAATACCCCCTTCAAGCTTGGCAGCACTCTCAAGGAGTGAAGCAACTAGAGGTGAAGTAAGGAGCCAGCTACCAGGACCACGCATTGTAGTACGGTAGATGTCCTGTGAGGCGAGGTTGATTACGGCAAGAAGGTTTGCGTAGACCTCACCGACATGACGGGGAGCTAGTGAAAGACTTGATTGTGAGAAATCACAAACAAAGACATTTCCAATCGAGGTTGGAGCAGATCCTTTCTCAGTTCCACTATCAAAATCATAGGTAAACTGACCAGGAGTAAAGACGCCTGCGCTACGATCACCAGTGAGCCCTGGGAAATCTCCCATACTAATGTAATCATTGTCCATTAGACGCTGATCAGATCCTCCAAGGTTTGTGGCGGATTGATCACGGAAGCCATAAGCGATCATACGGAGATCTTCGATAAGCTCACGGTCGATTTCAAGAGCAAGCTCCTTGCTAAGTAGGTCAGTAAGCTCACGCTCAAGATCAAGGTTGTGATAAGCCTTAAGGTCCTGTGAAGCCTCAAGAGTCCAAAGAGCACGCATCTTACGAGTGTTAGCAACAACCGCTTCCTGCTCGACATGGAAGGTCATCTCTGGAATACCAGTTCCAGTTAGACGCTCACCAGCAGAGAGGGTCCAGCCCATTACTGCGTTAGAAACAGGCCATGCTGCAATCTGTCCACCGAAAGTTCCTGATGGAGCACCATTACCCTCTAGCCCTGAAGAACCAAAGTTAAGTACATTAGATACATCAAATCCGTTTTGGGCAGCATCACCATCAAGACCAGCAGCGGTTCCTCCATCAAAGGTTCCTTCGCCACCAGTTCCAGAGGTAGAACCGATTTTACTAGCAGTAAGACCTCTGTAGGTTAGGTTAAACTTGCTGTACACAGTTTGAGAAGCGTCTCCTGAAACACGGCTGTTACCGAGGTAGAATACCTGAGAAACGGGTCCCTGCATAGGTTGAACGCCAACAATCTGGTTAGCAATAAGTGAAGGGTAAACTCTACGAACGAGGGGGAAAGCAAACTTTTGGAAAGTACCAAGCTGACCAGTGGTGGTAGCTCCAGTACTAAGATCCTCATTAAGCTTTTCCTCAACGATTGATTTAGCTTGGTTTTCAAGAAGTTGAGCAGTTACACGACGGGTATACTCGCTGTCAATACCCTCTAGAACGGGCTCCCACTTCTGGACAAGCTTTTCATCTGTTTTGTGCATAATGTCCATAATAAAAAATCCTTATCTTTGGGAGAAGGGCATGTATCTCATGACCTCATCATTTAAGAACTCGTTGGTAAAGTTTTGAGTTCTTTCTTCGTTAATCTCTCTGTCCGCTTGAGAGACAACAACGGCCTGTTCAGAGGATACAAATGCCTCGTCCTTTTCGGCCACCAGATTCTCAACTTCTTCGAGAAGCTGTTCTTTTTCGCCTTCAAGCTCATTCAGGGCTTGCTCAGTAAGAGAGAGTTTTCCACTAAGAACACGAACGGTATTTTGAAGCTTCTCGTTCTCTTCAATAATATCGTTAAGCTGTCCGGTTAGAAGGTTAAACTCTTCTTCAAGCTCCTGGTTTTGTTCTGCGATTTCAGCGATTGCGCTGTTCTCGTCATCACTATTAAGCTCTAAAGACATTAAAGCTCTTACTGATTCAAATAGCTGTGCGTTGCGGAAAGTTTCGTTCTCTTCAGCTAGTTCAATAAGAGCTTGTTCTTTAATTTGATCAATCTTTGTACGAAGAAAGGCGTTGACCTTAGCCTCAAGTAAACCAATCTGCTTTTCTACCTGCTCGTTTATGGTTGAATCTACCAGTTGAAAGATTTGTTCAACAGTAGATTCAGATAGTCCATCAGGAAGAATATCAGCAATATTCTCTAAATTACTCATGAGTTAACTCCGGGTTCTAGTTTTATCTATTATAGATCTTTTAAAAACTTACTTTTTTTTTAAAAATGTATTGTTATTTTGTTTTTCTTTTTGCTAAGAAGGCTTTCTTTCTAGCACGCTTTGCTTTGGTCTTTCCTCTTTTAGTAAGAACGCCTCTACCTATCAGAATATCTTCTTTAGTTACTTTTTCATCGCCTGAAAGATCAGGAAATGAAGACTCTTTGAGTTGCTTGATACCTTTAGAAAGCTGACTCCAAATACTCTCTTCCATTGGGCAGGAGCACTTTGATTTTTTACAAGAAGAACAAGTTTTCTTTTTAGCTTTACGCTTTTCTTTGATAAAAGGCTTATAAGCTTCACGCATTTTGCTTTCAAGAAGAGTTACAAAGTTGCTCTCCTTTCCAAGCTTGTCTTGTGACTGGCGAACGAACTGTGATTCAGTAGACTCAGAAAGACCAGGGAAAGCTCCACGGGTTGATGGATCAGCTACGAGGTCAAAAGTAACAAGGCGGAAATCTTCATTAACAATCTTGTTTCCTTGAGCATCCTCGGATAGAGTTCCCATACCACGGGAGGAAATACCGATCTTTACTCCACCCTCAATAAGAGCCTTGGCAGTAAGACCAGCAGGAGTTCTAAGAATCTCAGCCTCTCCGATAAGCTCATTACCTTTCATCTCTAACTTAGTAATAAGGTGAGAAGCGTTTGAAAGCTTTACAGTATCGTTCTGTGGGTGATCAAGCTCTCCACATAAACGACGCTCTGAAATAAGAGGTTGAACCTTCTTAAGCTGGCTTTCTAGAACTGTAGTAGGGTAAATACGACCGTTGTTGTTCTTTTCATTACAGCGACCAAAAACTCCACGAATACGCATGGTATCGTTACTTTTACCCTCACTAAGAACTTGTAAGTTTTCTACTATAAATATATCTTGAAGTAACTGCATCACTGGTATGGTAATCCTTTTTTCTGTTTAATTGAACGACTTCCGTATCGTTTAGCAAGAGCTTTTGAGCCTTTGCCGTATCTGAGAATAGTTCTAGCGGCGTGCTTCTTTATGCTTCCAAATTCGGACGAGGGAGTTGAGCTACCAGGAGTAAAGCCTTTAGCAATCTTTCCTCTTCCACTTTTCTTGCCCCACTTTCCCTTAGAAATAACATAAAGACGGTCAGCGCCCTTTGTTGTAAAAATCTGTCCAAAAGATCCATCTGATAAAGCCTTTTTGATAGT